CGGAACTCACGGTAAAGGAGGTTGCCTGATATGTCGGAGAACACCAATGTCGCTGCACAGGAAAATGGGAAGCAGGAACAGCCCGCGCAGCTCACGCAAAGCGAGCGATTCACCAATATGGTGATGACGCAGTACACGAACATCACAAGCAGCAAACGCGAATTCAGCGAGCGGGAAAAGCAGCTCATTCGTGGGTACTTCATCAGCATCGATCAGATGCTCGCAAAGACGGAGGCGGAGCGGCTGCGGAAGAATGAAGCAAACAGCGACCACAGGTACGACAACCCGCTTCCGTACGATTGGAACCACATCGACCTCCCTCAGCTCGCAAAAGACCTTGCGCATTATGCCCGCGTTGGGCTTGACATGATGGAGCCGAACACGCTTTTCCCGATTCCCTACAAAGACAACAAAGGGAACAACTACACCATCACCCTCATGGAGGGCTACAACGGGATTCGCTATCAGGCGGAGAAATACGCGCTCGACCCATTCAGGGCAGTCACTGTTGAAGTCGTTTACAAAAACGACAGATTCACCCCCATGAAGAAGAGCCACAGCAACCCGATTGAAAGCTACGAATTTGAGGTGCCGAACCCCTTCGACAGAGGGGAACCCATCGGGGTATTCGGGTACATCGAATTCGAAGACCCGGCGAAAAACAAGCTGGTCATCTTCGATCAGAAGGCCGTGGAGAAGCGGAAGCCGAAATACGCAGCAGCGGAATTTTGGGGAGGCCCGAAAAAGGTCTGGAAGTGGGACGAAAAAGCAAAGAAAAAAGTCGAAACGACAGAACAAATCGACGGCTGGGTGCCGGAAATGTACGAAAAGACCATGAAGCGCGAGATTTACGGAAGCAAGCATATCCCGCGTGACCCCACAAAGATTGACGAAAGCTACCAGTACATCAGGAACCGGGAACAGCAGTATGGCGACATCGTGATTGAGGCTGAAGTCAGCGAAAACGCGAACACAACCCCGATCACACTCCCGGAAGCACCGAAAGCAATCACAGCACCGGAACCGGAAACGCCGACGGAGCAGCCTGAACAGAAACCAGCACCCGCATCCGCGACAGCACCGGCGCAGCCTGTACAGCCCGAACAGGATGACGGCGGGATGGAGGATGAAATCCCCTTCTGATGGAGATCAAGGTACTCGGAACAGGCAGCAGCGGGAACTGCTACGCGCTGAAAGCGGGAGGAAAAGACGGGCAAATCCTCCTGCTTGACGCGGGCCTCCCCGCCATAAAGATTGTCAGAAAGATTCAGGGAAGCAACTGGAACTGGATTCAGACTGTTGGATGCCTGATAACGCACGAACACGGAGACCACTGCACCGGCGCTCAGGGGATAGCAAACCTTGGCGTAAAAACCTACGCGACGGCAGGAACAATCGAGGCAGCACATCTGAATGTTGGTTTAACGCGATTAAACGCGGTTCAGATGCTTTCCAGCTTCGATATAGGGGATTTCACCGTGATGCCGTTTGAAACGCAGCACGACGCAAAAGAACCGTGCGGATGGCTCATCAGGTTCAACCCAACCGGCGAGATTGCGGTATACGCGACAGACACCTATTACCTGAAGCAGACGTTCCCCGGGGTTAATTACTGGATTGTTGAATGCAACTATGTGGAAGAGATCATGAACGCGCAGCAGGAAGACGGCGAACTGGAACCAGAGCTGCGGAACCGGCTGATGAAATCCCATATGAGTCTCCGTCGGCTATGCGATGCACTGAAAGCGAACGACCTTAGGTACACGCGAGCAATCCTGCTGGTACACCTGAGCGACGAAAGAAGCGACGAACAGCGGATGGTGGAATCGGTAAAGCGGGTTGCAGACATCGAAGATGTTTGGGCAGCGGAAGCCGGAAAGACATACCAGATGAACCTACTACCATTTTGAACGGAGGCGCAAAAGTGGCATGGATAGAGCTGCACCAGTCGCTGACGACGCATAAGAAGACACGAAGACTGACGCGGAAGCTGGGCCTCGTATACCCGGATCAGCTTCCGCAAACAATCGGTCACCTGTGCATGTTCTGGCTCTGGTGCGTAGACGGAACGAAAGACGGAAGGATCACAGACCTCGACGCGCAGGATATAGCTGACGCGGCGGGATGGACAGGTGACCCGGAAGTATTCTACACAGCCATGAGGGACTCAGGATTTATCGAAGAGACGGACACGGACATCATCATCCACGACTGGCATGACTACATTGGCAGGCTGCTGGAAAAGCGAGAAGAACTCCGCACAAAAGAGCGAGAAAGAAAGCGCGAATACAGGAACCGCCTGAAAGAACAGCAGCAGGAAAACAGCGACTACCGGACAGAGTTGGAACCGGAAGAGATCGATCAGGGCTGGCTGAAAGTGGTACAAGCATACGAAAAGGACATTGGTATGGTTCCGATGGGAAGCGCAGGCGATGACCTACAATCCTACTACGACACACTCGGAGCGGACGTTGTTTGCAAGGCCATAGAGATCACGAACAAAGCGCAGGCAAGCAACCCGTGGAAATATCTCGACAAGGTATTGAGGAAATGGCTGGACAACGGAATCAACACGCTTGAAAAAGCGGAGGCCTATAACAAAGACCTTGAACGGAGAATCGAAGCATCGAAAGCCCGGAGGCAGGAAACCACAACAGAACCGCCAGCGGTGACAAAGACCTTTTATTGACGGAGGCGATTATGACAGAGACAGAGCAAACTGCAATCAAAGAAGCAGCAAAGACCGGAAACGTGTCAGAAGAGGCAGAGCGCAGCCTGATCGGAAGCCTTATCTCAAAGTATTCAGATTGCTCTCATGTGGCGGCTGAACTTGCTGACGGGGATTTCTACTTCGACGCCTACAGAGCGGCATTCAGGGCCATAAAACAGGCCAAAGCGGACGGGCTGACGGTAGACCTGATTTCGATAGATCAGGAAATCCAGAAAATGGAGCCGCAAAACAGCTACAACATCATGAACCGTGTGATGGATAGCCTGAGCCACGGCGCACCATGGGCGGCGGAAAGCCATGCCAGAATCATCAAGTCTCTGTCCGCAAGAAGACGCGCCAGCGCACTGGTTGAGAAAATCGCAGCAGACCTGAAAGACCCTTCGCAGGACATCAACGGAATCATCGACAAGCTCAGGACGGACAGCGCAGAGCTGATGACCGGCGGACACAAATGGGTCACGATGCAGGAAGTGCTGATGAACACCTATGAGTACATCGAGAAGCGGGTAAAGGGTGAAGTCAAAAGCATTACCAGCGGGATCAGCAACCTCGACGGAGTAATAGGCGGATTCTTCGGCGGGGAACTTACGGTCATAGGCGCGAGGCCAGCCGTCGGAAAGAGCGTATTCGGGATGAATGTTGCGCTGGCGGCAGCGCGACAGGGATACAAGGTTGGAATCGTAAGCCGGGAAATGACAGACATCCAGTACGGGCAGCGGATACTCAGCTACGCCAGCGGGGTTGACGGGGTAAAGCTCAGAAAAGCAGCCATTGAGGACAATGACTGGGTGAACCTTGCACAGGTGCTTGGGCCGACGGCAGGATTGCCGATAGAATTTCTTTTCACCGTCAGGACGGTGGATGACCTGCGAGCCGAAATCCAGCGAAAACACAACCGGAATGAGATAGACCTGCTTGTTGTGGACTACCTGCAGCTCATGGATGCGGCGCAGAAGTTTGACGCAGACCGCCTCAGGGTTGGGTACATCAGCAAAGCACTGAAGGACATAGCGACGGACTTCAACATCCCGGTCATCGCACTGGCGCAGGTGAAACGCTTCGCGGGCGGAGCACGGGCAAAGATGCCGACGCTGGAAGATCTGAAAGACAGCGGAAGCATCGAACAGGACGCGGACAACGTGATTTTCCTGCACAACCCATTCGACAAAGACGATGAATTTGTTGACCCGCGTGACAAAGAGTATTTCCAGAACTACGTGAATCAGGGCTACACATACCTTTGCCTTGGAATAGCAAAGCAGCGGCAGAGCGTAACCGGCGTTTGCTGCGTGCTGTTTGACAAGCGGAAGATGCGGTACCTGAAGATCGACAGAGGGGAGACACCATGAGACGTACAATGGACGCAACGCCAGCACCATTAGAGGCGGCAGAACAGAAAACCCTCTTGCAATGGGTGCGGTACAACTCAGCGGCATACCCTGAGCTGAAGCTGTTTTACCACATCCCCAATGAAGGGAAGCGGAGTTACAGAGCTGGGCGCGAGCTGAAAGATCAGGGCCTGAAAGCAGGCGTCCCGGACAACTGCCTCCCCGTTGCGAGAGGCGGATACCACAGCCTCTACATCGAGCTGAAACGGCAGAAGGGAGGAAAGATATCGGAACAGCAGCGGGAATGGATTGACAGGCTGAACCGCGCAGGAAACAAAGCCATCGTCTGCAAGGGCTGGGAAGAGGCTGCGGAAGCAATCGTGAAGTACCTGAAGGGCGGCGTGACGCTATGAACGCTGGATGGAGAAGCCAATACGAAACGGAAGCAATCAGCTCATTTGCGCTGATCCTGAGATGGATGGCAGAAGAGCGAACACAGGACGCAGAACTACAGGCATTTGCGCGGAAAGCAAAGCTCACCGCAATCATGCTCATAGCGCAGGAAAAACAGGCTATCGAGACAGGGAGTGTTTGCAAAGATAGGTTATCAGACTGCAACGATTGCAGGCGCGAGAATGGCGGCATGAGGCCGTGCAAGGCGGAACCGGGGAAAGACAGGGTATGCCGCTGGGAAACGCCAGAACACAAACTGCGGACGATCAACAGGCACTTCGGGCCTGAAGGAATGAAATGGGTCGAAGAAGCAGGAAAATATGCAGAGAAACGATTGGAGGCGAAAGCGTGCACGTAGAGATCAAGATACCAGACGGAGAAACCTGTATGACGGACAAATTGAAACCGTGCAAGCTGGCAGCGTACACAAAGAAATGGGACGCGTACAACTGCAAGTTGTACAACAGGATTCTAAAGGGCGGAAAGACACCACGAAAGTGTCAGGAATGCATAGAACAGTACCAGAAAGAGAGGAATGAGAAACCATGAAAGCAACATTCACATTCGCAGTAGAAGAACGGACACATATGTTCATGAGCTGTCCACGCTGCAACGGAATACACTGGCAGATGATAGAACAGATCGAACCGAAAACAGAAACCCCTTTCCACATGGAGTGCAGGAAATGCCACCTTGAAACAGAGGATTACCAGACGGAGAAAGAAGCAGAGGCTGCATGGGTGAACCTTATCCAGACATACAACGGAGAAGAATGGCATGGAGAAGTATGACGACAGGATCAGGAAGCTGGAAGCGGAACGGAAGCGGCACGTGGAAGCAGCGACGGAATTCATGAAACATGGAAAATTCAACGCGGCATTCAATGAGCAGCAGGCAGCAGACCGGGCCGTCAGCAGGATTGAAAAGCTGAAACGCCAGCGGGACAGCACGTTACCACGCTGTGAAACCTGCCAGTGGTACGAAGTATTTTCGGGAGCGTGCTGCAACGGCAGCAGCCCTCACGCGGCAGACTTCAGGATGAAAGACGACAAGTGCGACCAATGGGAGGGAACCTGAAATGGCTTGGATGATTTTTCTGGCAAGAGAGAAAGACCTTGGGAACGGATGCAAAACCTGCCGTTTCCGCCTCGGTGAGGAATGCATTGCCGACAAGAGGGTTGACGTTCACGACAAAGACGACTTGGAAGACAACCCGACGGAAATCAACGAATACAGGCCATACCACTGCCCTTTCAGGTACTTCGATAAGGCGATTACGCCTATCACAAATCGCTTCCACGGGATGACTGAGGAAGAGACAAAAGGCTGGTTCAAAGGCGCGGACAGAGAGCACAAACGGTATATCCGGCTTGAGAAAGAACGAGACAAAAGCATCGAGAGCTGGTACCGGGAAAGCAAAATCAGCGGAAAGACACACGCGCAACAGATTTCGAGAAGCGGGAGGAAAAGCAATGAAGATCACGATTGAGATCGACGACAACGATTTCCAGAAGCGGGTAGAGAGCGAGCTTGTGAGACGGACGTGCGACGCGGCAGAAAGAGAGCTGTTTCAGGCAAACGGAAGACTCAGGTACGGCGCATACACAGACATCAGGAAGTGCATCCGGGAAGTGCTGAAAGAGCACATGGACAGCCTGAGCAAACAGGCAGTTGACGCGGCAGCAAAGAGCATCGAGAACAGAGCAATCAAGAATCAGGCCGACAAGCTCATCCAGCAGCAGGCCGGAAAGATCACAGAGGCGATACTAAATGGCTGATACGACAGTGTTCGAGTTGAATGAGGGCGAACTAAAAGACAAGGGATATTACCTCGCGCTGGTCAACCGGAACATGTTCAGGAAAGAGCGCACCATGGGCGGTACGGGCGGCGGAGACGCGGAGTACAACATCCGGCAGCAAACCGGGATGAAGTTTGAAAGCATCTATTCGATCACGGAAGCGGAAGACCCGGAACGGATGCACACCGTCACCCTGAATGAGCGCGAATGGGCCGTAACATTGACGGCACTGGCAGTCTACCACGACATCTGTTTCAGGATGTTTCAGAACGAAATTGAGGAAGACCTGAAGCGACTTGTAACAAAGCTGGGAGAAGCACAACGGGAAGGGAGGCTATAACATGAGCGGGCCATTCAGATTGGGCATACCGGTCGTAAACGAACCACCTTTGCACGAGACGGCATTCGTGCTGAGAAGCAGAAACCGGGAAGAGATGGACAAAAAGCTCAGGCGAATGAGAAGCCTGTACAGAGCGAGCGACCTTATCAAGGTTTATCGCATCGGATACAGGCCAGACAAGCCGATACCGACGACGGCGTATTTTGTGGAGATCAGCATTGAAGCGGGCGGAGCAAGGGAATTCCACAAACCTCTCGGAGCTTGGAACAATAGCTTTACAGGACTCAGGTAACGGAGGAGCGCGGGATGAAACCGATTGACGCGGAGGACACACCATGGCCGTAATGATTTGGCACAACACCTACACCGAATACAGAGAAGAGCAACCGCTGAAAGTCGTAGAGGCTGAGCTGGTATGCTGCGAAACCTGCAAGCACCAAAGTGAACAGTCAGAAACGTTGTGCGGCAAGTGCAGATGGAACACAAAAAATACAGAAAACAACTGGGAATCAAAGAAAAGAGGGACAGCATCATGAAAGAAAGACAGACACTCCACCCCGTGAAACCGGGGACAAAGCTGGACAAGCACTACGGAACCTTTTGGAAGCAGGATGACGGAAGACTGCTATTCGCACCGCCAGTATACAAACCCGGTGACACTGTGGTGTGCTTGAGAGGACTACCAGACCCGGAATGGCTCATAGAAAATATAGAAAATGGCCAAAGCTTCATCCTCGACCACAAAACAAGCCGGAAGTTCATCAATGCATTCAGGCGGCTCAGGAACAACAGTGGCAGAGTCATACGCGACAAGGCCCGCGACAAAGAGAAGAAACGGAGGCTGGCGCTGAATGGACGAACTGCAACAGCTCATGCAGCAGCGGAAAGAACTTGACCAGAAGATACGCCAGCTCAGAAAGAACTACCCGGTCATCTGCGGTAAAGCAAAGCTCGACAAAGAGAGCTATCCGACGGACAAGCCGGACAGATGGATGATCGCCATCAACTGCAAACCGAAAGACCCGCCAGCAAAAGGAAGCCCGTGGGCAAAAGAAAGCATCTGGCGAACAATTATCAACGGCGACAACAGGCAGGAATGCGCGGAGGCCATCCCGGGAATCATCAAAGACCTTCAGACACTTTACGACAGCATCAGGGAGGCGGAAAAAAATGGCTGAAGCAAAACTGACCCACGAGGAAACGGTACAAGAGCTGAAAGAGCTTATTCATGATTATCCGGGATATATCCCGTCAGCAGCGCGACGTGGCCTGACTGACGCAAGAACGGCATTGGAAGAGCTGATGGAGATAGTGAAGCAGCACGATGCAGCTCAGAAAGAAACCGTCCCGCTTGAACCGCTCTGTCGATGGCTATCGCATTACGCCATATGCCCCACGAAATGCGGAGAAGGATTGCCGACAAACGTTGAAATCAATCGGGCTGGATGGGAAAAGTGGTTCAGAGTATATTTTCCGGAATGGATGAAGGGAGGGCAGCATGAATGAACGGAGACAGAAGCGAGATCATCATGAGCATCAAGCCGCACTGGTGCCAGCTCATTGCGAACGGCGAAAAGACCGTGGAGATCAGGAAGACAAAACCGAACTTGAACCCCGGATTCAAAGCCTATGTTTACGCCACGAAAGCAGCGCATACGCTGATTCATGTTATGGGAGACGGGGACGAAAATTACGGGGAGATTTACCACGGGCCGAAAGTATTCCTCACCACGCACAAAGGAAGCCTCGGTAGCATGTGGGGCCGGGAAAAGAAAGTCGTTGGAGAATTTACCTGCACCGGAATTGAGCCGCTGATTTACGTAAACGATAAGGATTACCACCTGCCAAACGGGGAATGCTGTTTGACCCTGAAGGAACTCAGGAAATACGGACAGGGGAAGCAACTCTACGGATGGAAAATTCAGGATTTCAAGTTTTACAGGGAACCGAAAGAACTCAGCGACTTCGGACTCACCAGACCGCCACAGAGCTGGCAGTACATTTGACGGAGGCAGCAATGAAAGACAGGAGCACGATCATCAGCCACCTTCAAACCCTCAGGACGTGGGCAGCGGTGAACCCGAAATACGGTAAAGGCCTCGACATTGATGATTGCAAACAGGCAGTCGGGTACATAGACGACGCGCTGGAACTCATCAACGCGCAGGAAAAGCCAGAAACCAACGCGGAGCTGGCGCACAGGATGGCAACAGGGCTGGACGATTTCTTGGCACTGCGCCAGCGGATTCTCGACGCGCTGAAGGAAGCAGCAAAGAGCCACCCCGGAAAGAGCTACGAAGGGGAAATAGAGCTTTACCTGCACTTCCCCGGAATCTACGAAGACGTAGACGGAGTAGATCAGGCGCATATCAAAGGGCACTTCTACTTGATTGGCCCATACAGGCATTACGACTGGCACGGCCTTTCGATTAAAGAGGCGACAGAACGCGCAGCAAAGGACATCGACAAGTGGATTGTGGAAGCTCAGAAAGAGGATTGCGATTATGACGAGTGAGATCAGAAAGCTCACGCGGGAAGACACCGCGAAAGAGGAAAGCGAAAACCTCGTAGGACGATTCATAATCTGCGCAGCAGTAGACCTCGCAGATCACAGGGCAGCGCACAAAGCCGAAATCTGGCCCGAATGGTCAGAAGAAACAAAGCTCTGGTGGGAAGAGATCGACAGTCGGATGAAAGAACCTGTTTGCCTGAACTTCGACTGGAAAGAGGCGCAGAAGCGAATCGAAGAAAAGGCAGACCAGCAGAAAAAGATCATGGGAAGCAGGCAAGAACACGATACAAGCTGGCGCGTCGGTCTGAGAGACGGATTATGGGACGCATGGCGCATCATGGAAGATTGTATTCACATCAATAAAACGGAGGGACAGAGCGAATGAGAGACCCGAACAAAAAGTGGCAGGACAGCAGATTCACAGATGCGGAGCTTGAAGCCATGACAGATGAAGAAGCCATCGAAAAGAAACTGACACACTCGGAGAGATCAAGACGCTCGCTCATAAAAGCCTGTGGAGGCAAAACCATGAAGGAAGCACTGAGCGAAACCCCGCAAGGGCGGAATGCGATAAGAGACTTGGAGCGGAGGGAAAGCTGCCCGTGGTGTCACCCTGACAAAGAAGGCAAGTACACCGGTGCTCAGTTCAAAAAGGCGGATGAATCGGAGGCCATGATTATCTTCTACAACGGAGCACAAGCCACCGTGCGCCTCAGCCGGAAGGGACAGACAGACGACATCCTCAGCCACGATATTTACTACTGCCCGATGTGCGGCAGGAAGTTGCGGAAACACAAAGATGACGAACCGACGGAGGCGGAAGACGAATGAAGAAGCTATCTGAGATCATCAAAAACCATCGGATTATCATAACGGCAAGTGACATGGACGGAGGCCACGGAATCATCCCCGGCCTCGACCCGAAGAAACCGAACAAAAACGCGGAAGTGCAGTGGAGCAATGGACTTGGCTGGAACCATGTATCAGTAAGCTGGACAAACCGCTGCCCTTCGTGGGACGAGATGTGCAAAATCAAAGACATCTTTTTCAACAAAGACGAATGGGTCATGGAGCTTCACCCGCCAGAAAGCGAATACGTCAACTTCCACCCATACTGCCTGCACCTCTGGCAGCCACAGAACCAGCAGATTCCCACGCCACCGTCATTCATGGTAGGCCCAAAACACGGTCAGTCAATCCGTGACATCATGGATGAGGCAAACGCCTACGCAAAGGACTATTACAAGACGGAGGCGGCACAATGAAAGTCACACTGATAAAAGCACCAACGGATGAAGACCTTAGATTCTGCAAACACTGCCTGTGGGTTACTGACAGGAAGCGGAAAAAGCAGGCACCGAAAACCCGGATTTCCAGCGAAACGCTGAAAAAGATTCTGGATGCGAGACACAGCCCGATACGGGTGCTGCAGTTCGGATTCCTGATCGAGGACATTCCCAGCAACACAGCAACGCATCTCGTCCGCCACGTACACGCGCAGCCTTTCGTAGGAAGCCTGAGAAACGACAGACAGGAAGAAATGGACGGAGACGCAGCACGGCGGGACACGCCAGTAGACATGATCCTGTACTGCAATGCTGAAGAGCTGATGACAATCGCGAACAAACGACTCTGCAACAGGGCGGCAGCCAAAACACGGGAAGCTATGCTGGGGATGTGTGCAGAGGCAATAAAGGCGATGCCAGAGCTTGCAAGCTACCTTGTCCCCATGTGCGAGTACAGAGGCGGATGCCACGAAATCAACGGATGCGGGAGGTGGAAAAAGCAAAATGAGTAGGCACTACACATCAGACGGCTACGATGACCCGACGGCAGGCGCGGCGATGCGCCTGAAAACGCCAGAAGAGCTGGAAATGGACGAACGGGTGAACTCAACCATAAGGCGGCTGAGAAGAGAGGCGAAAGAAGCCGGATTCTTCCTGATAGGCCGTATCCAGCTTCAGGACAGGAAAACAGGAAGGGTGTTCAGATGAACAACAGAGAAGACCCGAACAGGCCGCGGCTTAGTGGGCGGGAATACAACGCCATCAGGGAGCTATTCGGCCTCATGAGCGCACTGGAAAAGTATATGAGCCTGCTCAAAAGGCGGGCGCAGCTACAGCCGGGATGCTGGCGGGATCTTCGGCTGGTAGAGACAAAGCTGGAAAGAGGGCTGGAAGGGCTGCTGAGAACCCTTCCAGCGGAAAAACTGACACAGGTACAAAAAGACCTGCAGAACACTCAGGTAACTGTAGAGGTAAAGCCGCCAGCAGGATTACCGCGCAAAATGGCGGAGAGCTTCAGCTACATTCCGACGCAACCGCTCGAAAAGCTGATAAAGCACGTGATGGATTATGAGTGCAGCATGTGCGAGAAAAGCGAGAAGGAAGGGCGAAAATGCAAGTGGAGGCAGATCATCGAAGACACTTTCCCGTACAACCTGCCGCAGCCGGACAGCGAGCATTGCCTGTTTAGCTGGATGGGCTGGGTACTCGGAGAAGACCGAACAGACAAAGAAGGGAGCGCACCATGACAGAACAGGAAAAACAAAGCATCAAGTACAACATCCACGCGGCAGACAGCCTGAAGAAGCTCATAGCAGAAAACCCGGACTTGCCGCTGGTCGTGCTGGTCGGAGACGAGGCGAACACTGGCGACTACTCGTATATGTTTGCCACGAGCGTCAGCGCAGAGATCGGAGAAATCCTCGACTGCCAGCAGGAAATCAAGGACGATGTTTGCTTCACAGACCGCGACGAATTCGAAGAAGCAATCGCGGACGGAATGTCAGACAGCGGAGATTACGACAACCTCGAAGACTGGGAATTCGAGGAAATCGTAGCGAAGAAAGCGGCGGAATACGAGCCATACTGGCGGAAGTGCATTCTGCTGACCGTTGACAACTGAGAGGGGGAAGCAGGATGCCATTATGGCTGATAATTGTCCTGATCGTTGCCTTTCTGGTCTGGGTCTTCAAAACGATGTGACGGAGGAAAGCATGGGAAGAAAAGCAAGCGCAACAGAAAATGAGCCGGGGAGCTGCATTGGATGCGAACACCTGCGGATAACACACGATCTCGTAGGCACAGAAGCCCGCTGCATGGCGTTCTCAAAGAAGGGACGATACATCGACTGGCAGTACGGCGGGGAGCAGGAAGACCGGCTCAGGAAGCTTCAGAAGCGCATCACAAACAGGTGCGTACCGAACTGGTGCCTATACAGAAGGGAGGTGTAAAATTGTTCTATCCTGAAATGCGAAAGGATTGCCCGATGCGCGCCACCCTCGGCAACTGCGGGCCGGTAGGAGGGTTCTGCTTCGATGCCGTCTCTGATGAAATCTGCGAAGCAGTTCACAATGCTTATTATTCGGGCCAGTCTGATGCGATAAACAAGATCGTGAGGCGCAAGGATTGCAGAGATTATCTTACGGCGTATTGTCCTTGCGATACTTTGAATAAGGGAGAAAACTGGTTCTGCGGAGACGGGAGAAAGAAAGATGAAAACCAGAAAACATAACCTGCACGGGAAATGCCAAAATTGCGGAAACGATTTTTACACATACATCACAGCAGACGAATGGTGCATGAAGAGCGACGAATCGTACTTCTTCACTAAGCTGGAAGCGCAATACGTATACACGCGATGCGGGCCGACAAGCATACCAGTTGGGATTAGATCAATCGACTGCGAATGCAGATGCCCGAAATGCAATGAAAACGTAAGGCTGAAATTCGTTGAAGGGAGAAGGAATGAAGAAGAAATCGATTATACCGATAACCGGAAGACGACTCACCAGAATGGCAAGGCTGTACGGCATAAGGCGCAGGATTTTCGAATCAGACGAAAAGCTCAGGGAAAGAGTCGAGAAAGTGATGAGAAGTATGTATTACGGAGGAAACCACCAATGAACATGAGCGAATACCAAACACTCGCGGCCCGGACGATCAACAAAACGCTTTCAACCAATGAACTTACCCGCCACGCGCTGTTCGGGATGGCGAGCGAGGTCGGAGAAATCCACGGGCTATTCCAGAAGGAATATCAGGGACACGCCATTGAAGAAACCCACCTGAAGAAAGAACTCGGAGACGTGCTCTGGTTCGTGGCAGAATTTGCATCAGCCAACGGATGGGACTTGGACGAAATCGCGCAGCTCAACGTGGACAAACTACGGGCCAGATACCCGGCAGGATTCGAGGCGGAAAAGAGCGTACACAGGGCAGCAGGCGACGAATAACGCGGAAGGGAGAAGCACCGTGGGAACGACAAGATTCACAGAAGCAATCGAGAAGATTCTGAAAGAGAACGACATGACGCTGCGGGAACTGGCGGAAAAGATCGGAATATCAGATGTGCGGATGAACTGGTTGTACAGCGGACGGGTGCAGCCGAACGAATTTGAAGTCGTCAACATTTGCAAGGCATTCAACCTTGCGCGGGAAGAAATCCTTTAGAATGGCAGTTCAACGAAATTTAACGGCCCTATCGTGCCTTCTGCGGCGGAGCACGATAAAATGGGGAGCCGAAACAAGACGCGCTGCAATATAGCAAAGAATTGGAAAGAGAGGCAGACACCATGAACAGATGCATCTTCACTGGGAACCTCACCAAAGACCCGGAACTCACGATCATAGAAAGCACGGGGAAACCGAAATGCAGATTTACTCTTGCGGTGAACCGGCGGAAGAAAAACGACGACGGAACCCGTGACGCGGATTTTATCAACATGACGGCATTCGAACAGACGGCGGAGCTGATCGCGAAATACGCGCACAAGGGCGACAGGCTCGGCACGGAGTGCCACGTGAAGACCGGAAGCTACAAAAAGAAGCAGCAGAGCGGAGAAGAAACGACAGTCTACACCACAGACATCATCGTGGACAACATCGAATTCCTTGGCAGCGCGAAGAGGACTGAAGGGCAGCAGGAAGCGCAGCCAGCACCCGCGCCGGAAGCACCACAGCCCATTGATCAGCAAAGCGGATTCACGGTCGTCAGCGACGACGGCCTGCCATTCTAAGGGAGGCGAGAACAATGCTACCGGAACGGGCGGAACAGATGCTAAAGGAATACAAAGCCTGCGTCGGGCGGCTCGGATACCTGCGGAAAGCAATCCCGGAAGCAGAAGCGGATATTGAAGCATGGAGACACAGCCTCGCGGCAGACCTCGCGAACAGCGGAGGTGTGAACATGGACGGAATGCCGCACGGAACCAGCGTAGGCAACCCGACAGAGCGAATGGGGCTAATGCTGGCGACGGGGTACGAACCGGCAGACCTCAAAGCAGCGGAGAAACGGCTGGCGGAAATGACGACGGAGCTGCGGGAGAAGGAAATGGTGGTCGTATTCGTGGAGGCGTGGGTCAGCGGCCTCACCTCCCGGGAGAAGTGGCTGATAGAGCGGATTTACTTCGAGCAACAGACCTACAGCGAGATCATCACGGCCTACAGAGCGGAGTATGGAACCGCCACGAACAAAGACGGCATCCGGCGAGCAAAAAAACAGACGCTGGAAAAGATATACGCCATGGCCTCGTAGAACGAAAAAACCGATTTGCGACGAAAATCATACCGATTTGCCACCGATTTGCTACCATTTTGCGACTTGACAAACGCAAAAAGGCCTGATAGGATTATCGTAGCGCAAAGAGCAGCCGGGTGGAGCTGCTCTTTTTCGTACCAGAAAAATAAATAGAGAGAGGGTGGCAAAATGGCTCTGATACGATACGAGAAGCGCAAACTTGCCGATTTGGTCACGGCAGAAGACAACCCACGGAGAGACCTACAACCCGGCGACAGAGAATGGATAAGCATCAGCGAGTCGCTGGAAGAATTCGGAATGCTTGAGCCGTACATCGTCAATCAGCGTACAGGCCGCTTGGTAAGCGGTCACCAGCGCAGGAAGATTGAGATGCACAACGGAAAGACGGAGGGCGACGTCGGAATCATAGACGTGAGTGAGGAAGACGAAACCATCATCCGAGTGAAGCTGAACCGGATTCACGGATACTGGGACAACGAAAAGCTGGCGGAAATCCTGACTGAGATCAAAGAGAAGACAGGCAGCCTCGACGGGACAGGATTCGAGCAATGGGAGCTGGACAACCTGACGCAGGAATACGACCACATCGAAGACCTGACGCAGGAAGATTTCAGCGACGCGGGGAAAAGCGACTCCGACACCTTCGATCTCACCTTCACATTCCCGGCGGACAAGAAGCCGGTCATTGACCGGTACATTGAGGCCAACGGCAAAGAAGCCCTGAGGGACATCGTGCTGTTGCAGGCAAAGGGGGAATGACAGGTGAAGATTGAGAGACGGAAGATCAGCAGCGTCAAGAGGGCGGAATACAACCCCCGCGTCACGCTGCAGCCCGGTGACCCGGAATTCGATGCGCTGGCGGAAACCATCAAGAAGGACGGGCTGCTCGAACTGCCGGTACTGAACATCCACAACAATACGCTGGTGGGCGGACACCAGAAATTGTCGGTACTGGAATACCTCGGGGAGACTGAATGCGATTTCAGCATTGTTGACATCGCAGACCCGATCAAAGAGAAGCGGCTGAACCTGAAGCTCAACAAGGCGCAGGGCGATTGGGACTATGCGAAGATGGAAGAGATCATCGAAAGCCTCGGAGACCGCGCAACGGAGACAGGATTCACGCTGCCAGAGATCGACGCAATGAAGCACAGCATTGACGACGCGCTGGACACGAATTTCCTTGAGGAAGAGCTGGCAGCTATCGAAGAGACCTTCAACGTCACGCTGACATTCGACAAAGCCGACAAAGACGCGATCATGGAATGCATCAAAGAACAGAGCAAAAACGCGCTGGTGGAGCTGATGATCGAGGCGGCGGAGAAGGGAGTGGACGCGGATGGGCTGTAAGTGCGGAAGTCAGGTCATCCTGTGCAACCTCCCGGTTAGGTTCGACACCTACGTCGGATGCAGCCATGCGTGCCGATACTGCTTCGCGCAGAAAAAGCAGGACATCTCCCACATTGAGCTGGGAGACACGCCAGCAAGCCTGAGGGCCTTCATAGAGGGCAAAC